CGTTGCCTTGTGGCTTAAACAACATGTCTTTAATTGCTTTTGGCATATTTTCAAAGTCCTCTAATTTTCGTGATTTAATAGACGCCATCGCCACAAGTGGTTCGGCTAATTTGTCAGCAAAGCCTTGTTCAACGCATTCTTTGCCGTTGAGCCAAGTTTCCGCCGATAGCATTTCTGCTAATTCTTCCGGGCTTTTTCCGGTTTTGCTTGCGTAAGCAGGGATTAGCGTATTTTCGACCTTGTCTAACAGGTCGGCATATTTGCGCATATCATCTGCATCGCCACCTTGAATCCCCCAAGGTTTATGGATCATCATCATTGCGTTTTCGGGCATGATGACTTCATTCCCCACCATCGCGATGACGCTTGCTATGCTCGCCGCCAAGCCGTCAATGTAAACCGTGACATTTGCCGGGTGATTTTTTAACAAGTTGTAAATGGCGATACCGTCGAAAACATCCCCGCCTGGGGAGTGGATGTGTAGATTGATTTGTTTGAGATTGTTGCCCAATGCTTTCAGATCCTTTGAAAAGCTCTGCGCAGTAACACCCCAAAAACCGATCTCATCGTAAATTGAGATTTCCGCCGTATCGTTTGCTTTGGCTTTGATTGAATACCATGACTGATTATTCGTCTTCGTCGTTGTCCCGCTCGCTGCCATCGCCACCGGTGAAAGAATCATTTTTTGCTTCTGCATTTGTCATTGTTCCTGTGTTAGTTAAATCCGTATCAAACTTCAAGCCCAGCTTGCTGTTCTCATCAACCTCAACTTTACGGCGGCGTTTAACTTCCGCCGGGTTGCTGCCGCTTGCTCGTACCGCTTGGCTTTCGGTTGCCAATCCGCCTTTGATGCGCTCTTTCCACGCTTGCGCTTCTTTCGCCGGGTCGATCCACGGCATAACCGGACCGGAGTACACGGCGTTGTAAAGAGACGCAGGATCAATATCTACCGGCACATCAATTTCACCGCTGACAATCGCCATTTTTAGCCATTCGCGGTAGATTGGGCGTGAGATGTGCGCAACAAAGGTATCTTGTAAAACGGAGTAACCCTCAAAGCTCTCCACCAACTCTTGGCGCTGGCTTGAGTAAGTCCCGTTATAGTCACGAGCAATGCTTGAGTAACTGGAGCGAGTTCCCGCCGCTGTTGCCCTTAATTGACCGTTTCTAAAGGTTTCAAGGTTAACGTTAGGGCGGTTAGAGTTGATTAACCCGATGTCTTCACCGGGTTTTAAATCATCAATGATTGCACCGGGAGCAATCTCAAAATCTCGCTCCGGACTGTCTGCACTGTAATCCTCATTATCTCCGTAGATTGCGGCATCCCCTTTTTTGATGTACATCGTAAAGGCAGCTGCAATTCGCGCGGCGACACGCTCGCTTTCCTCGTAGTCTTTGAGGTCGGCAAGGCGGACAATCACGCCGTGTAACATCGATACCCCGCGCAACTGGTGCAACCGCTTTTTAAAGGCAAGGTGCAACATGTTTTCTGCCGGCACGGTCTTCACCCGGCCAAAAGTGCGGTTATTTTCCTGCGGGTTGTCCATGTAAACACGGTACGACTTAGGACGGCGCCATGCGTCAAGTTCAATACCTTGAATTAAATTTGCCGTATCAAGGGTATTCAACGGCACAAAATCGGGTTCAAGGGCTTCAAGGCTAAAGGCAATATCCGTACTATGTTTTAGCCCTGCCACGGTGCCGCGCACCAGCTGAATAAACACTTCACCGTCGCGTAACCACGTGCGCAAAAGCATTCGTTCAAGTTCCGGGCGGGTGAATTGCCCGGTAACTTCAGGTCGAATCGACCATTCCGCCCATTTTTTACGGATTTGCTCCGCTAAGGTTTCATCAACATCACCGCTAATATTCATCGGTTGCGGCTCAATGTGGATGCCGCGTGATCCAATAACGCGTTCTTCCATCTTGTCTAAGATACCGATCACAATGTCGTGATTTTGATCTAATGCTCGCGCCTGCTCCCTAAGACTCACCGCACTTTGTTTAATTGAGGTATTCGCCCCTTGGCTTTCACGTTTGGCTTTATGCGTTCGATTCGGTAAAGCCGCCTCATACGCATTCATCACATAGCGGTTTTTCGCTCGCTGTGCACCCCATTTAGGCGAGATTGCGGCAATCGCTTTATCTACTATTCCCATTGTTTAAAATCTCGCATATTTAATTCTGTGGCGTTTAACGCGCTGTTTTGTTTCCGCTAACAACTCATTAAGCATTTGTTGATAGCGGTCACGTTGTTTTGTCCATTCGGACACTTGGTAAGATACCGATCGCCCGTTAAAGCTCACTTGGCTTTGGGCGTTTTCGATCTTTTCATCAAGCGCTCGGATTTTTTCTTCGAGTTCGTCTCTGTCGTAGATAGCCATTTTTGCCCCAATAAAAAACCGCACTTTTTTACGGTGCGGTTAGTTGAGTAGTGGTAATTCAATTTGCAAATTATCTTCAAAGATTTTTAGCGTTGCTTCAAGTAACGGTTTTTTACCTTTCCATTCGTTCAGCGCTTTACCACAAACGCTTGCTAATTGTTTTTCGGCTTTATGCTCGCCTAAAGCTTGGTAATATTGCTCAAGCAATGTCATGTTGCCGGATAGCAATTGATCTTGCATAAAGTTAAAGGCTTTAATGTAAGCGATCTTAATTTCCATTGCTTTTTTGGTTTTATAGCCCATAACCAACAACATAAAACCGTCTTTTGTCATCTCAAACATTGGGCGCTTTTCACCTTTTTTATCGATGTATTCAACGAGACCAAAATTGGTCCGGTTAAATTCGTCATCTCCCGCCTCTAAGATTTCGCGAATATCTCGCATAACATGTTTGTGATATTTGCCAAAAACCTTAGCAACTGTTTCAGATGTGGTAATTGTTTTTGCGTCTTTATTTTGTACAAATTGTTTAAAATTTTCGGGATTTGTTAATTGCATTTTCTATCTCCAAATTTAGATAATAAAAAGCCCCAACTATCTCTAGTCAGGGCTTGAGTTATTACCGCAACATATCCACCTTTTCATAGGCTCGGTATCTACCGATTTAAGGCTGTTTAGGAGTTAAAGCCAACCGCCTTTTTTCTTACTTCCACCACCGTTTAACCAATTACTTTTTGTTTTGGGTTTCGGTTGCGGTTTTACTTGTTCAATTTCTACCGCACTTTCAGTTTCTTCCTCTGGTGCGGATGATTCTTTGCGGATCACGTTAGGGTTTACGCTTGGCAATTTCGCCCAGTAAGGGACGTTATCCTCATCGCCCCACTTAATGCGCTCATAACCTCGCAAAATAGCGATTGCATGGGCGTAGCAAAATAAGTCAAACGCCTCGTTATTTCCTTTGCCGGGTTTGCGCCACTTGCCGTCGGGCCCGCGCTCCTCGTACGTTAGCTCATCAAAAAACCATTCGCCAAGCCATGCCGGGAAATGGATGTAATTTGCGCCGACCGTCTCACGGCTCAATGCGTTGCTAATTCGATCTTTGAGTTGATCCGTTTGAAGCAGATACAACGGCACGTCGCCGCGCGCTTTGGCGTGTCGGTCTGATCGTGCGGTATTGTCCGGATAACTACGGGTAATGAGTTTTTGTCGGCGTGTACTGTCACCCTTGACAAGATAGACTCGCTTAGCGATTCCGTCGCGCTTACAACGTCGCCAGAATTTATAAGCATTATCCGTAACGCCATCCTCGCCGCCGCTATCCACCGCCATTGCGGTAATCGGCATAAATCCGCCGGCTAAGCCCTCAATGCGGTACTGTTTGTTAAGCACGTCGCTAATGAGCAGATCCCAATCTTCCGGGTAGGCGGACGGGTCGATCTGTTGGCATTCGCCGTCCGAATTCACCCGCATTGATGATTTAATGTTGTATCGATCAATGAGCCATCGCTCGCTGTTTTCGCCATATCCCACAATTTGGACGACAAAGCGACGGTTCCGCCCACCCTGTACGTCAACTGCAGCCAATAAAAAACGGCACCCATAAGGTACCGTTCTTTTTTCGGTTTCTTCGCGCCGCTCCATTAAGTCATCCGCACGCCGCTGTTCAAGCGCGGAGCGCGGCAAATAAGGCAATCCCCAGTCGGTATTCGTTACCGCTTTTAGCGTTTCTTCACTGCCTGTCATTTCAAATTCATGTTCGGCAGTCAACAATTTGTAGGTAAGTTGCTCCCACGTTTGATAAGCGGCCGCGGGGCCCTCAAGCCAAAACGATGCAATACGGGATTTTCTTCCCTCGCCATGGATAACACCGTTTTTATCGATTGTTTGCCCCTCTTTGAGCCATTTTCCGCCGATATTTAGATCGCGCTTTTTGCTTGGCTCAATGACGCCTTGGCAGTGTGGACACTGTAAGCGCGCTTTTTTACTTGCATCGACAAAATCCGTATCATCACGATAGCCGATCATGTTCGCCATGCTTGGCTCAAGCCATTCCCCGCAGTGCGGACATTGCCAGTAAAAGCGGCGGCGATCACCACGGTTATACAATGACAAAATCCCTGTCGTCGGCGGGGCTTCGTGGGTTGATTTTGGATGATGTTTGATGTCAACAATATCTTTGCCGGGTGAGCTTTCCACCATCGTCATGCCGGAGGACATAAACGTGGTGGTACGCTTGGACGCTAAACTAAAGCCGTCCCCCTCACCATCCACATCATCGGGCCAGCGGTCGTAATCGGTTAATGCAACGTATTTGTAATCGGAGGATGACAGCACGTTAATAGATGGCCAGCCAATTTTTAACAGATTTCCCGCGCGAAAATATTTATCGTGGACATTGTTATCATTTTTATACGGACTCAATCGGCTTGCAATTTCTGGCGAACATCTAAAAGTGCGATCTAACCGTTTCCGGCTGTGTTCGCTCGCTTTTTCTTGCGTTAGTTGCACTAATAAAAAATCAGATGGATCGCAAATAATGGCGTATGTGATCCACCCGTCAATCAAACCGATTGTTTTACCGGTACGCGCGGGACCGACAAAGATCACCGCATCGTATTCGCGGGAGTTTAAACAGTCCATCGGTTCAATGACATAAGGCGTGCGGTCCTTGTCCCATCTTACAGACGACCCGCCGCCGAGCGGTACGCGCATATATTGTGCGACAGCTTCGGACACTTTCATTCGATTGGGCGCTTTTATCATTTCCGCCAAATCTTTTCTAATATCACTCGCCTTCGCGTACATCCGTTTCGTCCTCTAGGATTAAGTCCGCCGCTTCATCGCGGTTTTTATCAATCTCTTTCTGCAACCAAATAACCCATTCTAACGGCATTCCTGCGGCTTCCGCTCTGTCTGCCAGTGTTTCCTGTGGTTGCAACATGCTTTTAACGATAATTGATTGTTGTCTTGCCGCGTCTGTAACTTCGCAAACTTCGCCAAGACGTTTTTTGTACTCAAGTTGTTTTAGCTGTGCATTCCAATATGCCAACTGATCCGACGGCGACAATCCGTCAACGTCTTTTGTGCGGGTATCCTCAAGCAATAATCTAAATATCTGCTTGAGAGAAAATCCTTTGTAATTCGTCGTTTCTTTTTCCGGCGTGAGGTGACTCACTCTCGCCGACATTGTGCGTCTATCGCACCCGGCAATAGTAGCCATTTTGCTAATACTGTAATAATCGCTCACAGTACAACCCCTAAAAATCAAAAATGAACAACCACCAATATAAAAATATCAATAAAAACAAATCCTTATTTCATTGTGGTGGATCGCCGAAAAAATCAAAAAACTGCCGAAAACCGCGCGCCCGAAACCCCGTGGAAAGGGGTATCCCCTCGGGAGTACCTTTTAATTTGTAGAAAAGGCTACATAATTCCATCTAAGCAGAAATTATTTGCTAATCTTCTCCACTTGCCACTCGCGAATCTTATCAATCCGATTCAAACACATATCACGTTCGCGCTTAAGGATGACCGAGTATTGAGTGATGTCTCCGTATGTGTTGCCGTTAAATCCTGTCTTATCCAAATGAGCAACATAAGCAGGCGGCAATACAGGACAACCGGTAGCTTGTGGTTTACCTGCGCAAGAACTCAACAACATTACGAGGAGCGGAAGCATTATAAGGATGGCTTTGTTTAACATCTTGTGGGATTGATTTAATAACTTCATCTGATTCGCTCCGTGCTTCTGCTTCTTGTTTCGATAGCTCTAATATGATGCGCTGATTTTCAGCCGCTTCGTCTTTCAGTCTCGTTATCTCTTTTTCTTTTTGAGATAACGCTTGCGCCTGCTCTTTATTGTCGGCTCTTAAGTTAATAATAGAGTTGTACTGGTACCGCAAAACGCCGAGCAGGCACAAAACCGCAACGACACCAACACATATCGCACCAAACTTAATCCGCTTAATTAATTGCTCACCTGGGTTAAACATAGTTGCTTTTCCTTTTCTCTGCGACTAACAAGCCCGGGCAACACTCTTCCGCCCGCTCTCGTCCAGCGTGATAACTCATTACAGGCCTGCGCATACTTGCCTGCATTGAGATATTTAAACATTGTGGATTTCCGCATTGCACCGCAGCCAACATTAAACGTGATAGATGTTGCAGCATCAAAAACAGATTGCGGTAAATTTCGACCGTTGCCGTATTGATTCACACACTTTTCCGCCACCTGAATATCATTTTTCCAGCGCTCCGCAATCTCCAAATCCGTATAGATTCGTTTCGGCTCAATCGGCAGTCCGCTATATTCTGTTGAACCAATACCAACAGTTAACACGTCAGCGGGGCATTTATACGGCTCACGGCGACAACCCTCGGCATTACCGATAATCTCCGCACCAGCAGGGCTTAAGCGGATTTCGTGGCCAAAATTCGTGTACATAATCCCGATCACGGCGAGAACAGAACATACACCCAAA